ACGTATTTATAGGGAAGTGTCCCCGTCCCTGTGGGTATAATATTATTTTCCCACAGGAACAATGGATCCAATTTGCGAATGCTCGTTTCCGCCAATCGCTCAATCTGAGTGCACGTCATGCCAGACAACTTTAGTTTCAACGCCAGATACGGCTTATTCACTTACGCTCAATGTGGAGACCTTGATCCGCACGACGTCTGCTGTCATTTTACCAGCCTACAAGCAGAGTGTATCATTGGACGAGAGCATCACTCTGATGGAGGTACTCACCTGCATGTTTTCGCAGATTTCGGACGAAAACGTCGATTTAGGAGAGCCGCTACTTTCGATGTGTCAGGTCGTCACCCAAACATTGTACCTTCTAGAGGAACTCCGAGAAGGGGGTACGAATATGCGACTAAGGATGGAGACATTGTTGGGGGGGGACTCGAACCCCCAACAAGTACAGATGGAACTGAATCTACTAACAAAGAGTCGGCGATGGCTGAACTCGTGTCAATTGAAGACAGCGAGGAATTTTGGGATGCTGTACGACGATTGGCTCCTGGATTACTGCTACGCAATTTCCCCAGCCTTAACGCATATGCATCTTGGAGATTCAGACCAGCAATCAAGACTTATGAGACGCCGAGAGGCATTCGCTTCGAAACTGATTCAGTACCTGAGCTCGGTGAATGGAGACAGAACAACCTTGGAGTTGATTCGGGAGTGAGGTAAGCATGTCCCCCTCCTTGGGCCACGCCTTTACGGCGGACCACGGGGGACCTTTCCGGGGGGGCTCCGCCCCACCCTCTCGCCGCCTTCGCGGGCTCACACTAACTGTGACAGGCAAAAGTCCCTTGTGCTGTTTGGAACGACTAGGCTTGGAAAGACAGTGTGGGCTAGATCACTAGGCAACCACATGTATTTTTGTGGCTTATACAGTGGGGCTGAGGCAATGAGGTACAACGAGGCAGACTACGCCATCTTTGACGATATGCAATTAAAATATGTACCTCAATTCAAAAACTGGTTAGGGTGTCAGAAGAGCTTCCAGGTTAAAGTACTATACAAAGACCCAGTATTGATTGACTGGGGTAAACCATGTATATGGTTGTCTAATGACGATCCTCGTCACGAACCTCACTTGTCACATACGGATATTGAGTGGTTAGAAGGAAATTGTGTATTTGTCAATTTGACAGAACCTATCGTTCGTGCCAATACAGAGTAGCTTCAGGATCAAATACTAGTTGTTCATCCGATGTCGCGCCTATAGAAGGCTGGAAAATGTCCAAAACGTAATAATCTCCCATACTTGAACGGGTTGCAGATGAAAGATCTCCTAAACCCTGCACACCACCAAATTCATCTTCGTCGTATTCTAGCGTGTGGTTCATTGGGAACCAATCCTTGTAAATCCTGAACACGCCTGCATCATTACCGGAAGAAATCTTCCTAGTTCGGTCCGACTTAATCCGAACACGTTCGGAATGCGTTTTAGCCGTAATGGGGTTATTCCAATCAGTATTCTGTGCACCTTTGAAGACATACGCAAACAACTGAGTGAGTCTGGTCGCATCGCTGGGGAGGCCACCATTGAAAAAGGGTAAGGCCCGGCGGTAACCATTCGGTACAGTCTCTAGAGAATACCTGGCAATTATGTTATCGGAGATACCATCGTGATTGCGGTACAAGAAGTCCGAGTAGAAGGTAAAGGTGATTTGGCGCCAAATCCAAGCACCTGATCCAGAAGTCTGAATCAATGCACGCTGACGCAGTCCACGCATGAAGCACTTCGTTGCTGTGCGGGTGGCAGGTTCATCAACGCGACCAGGAACATCCGGGGTACCAGTATCTCTGGAACGCTGGGTAGCGCACCATAGTCCGACTTGGATACCATCTGAGGCATTAAAAGCAATGGGGCCGTCTGTGACATCCGGTGTTATGGCAGTCGGTGAGACAGTTGCAGGGGACATAGTATCCTGCTTCTTCCTACTGGTGGTATTAAGAATCCTTTTCCTGAAGTTCCCGCTTGTTGTCTTCTTCCGATAGGCTCGCTTCTTCACGACGAAGCGACGGGTGGGACGCCTTGATCCATAAGGGGCCTTTCTTCGGTACGTACGTGGCCGATACGACCTTCGGCGGTATATACGAGGCATCTCCGGCTTCGCGTCGAATCTTGTTGGCTGATGGTGAGGGGTTCTTGCTTGGCTCTCCGGTAGCCAAGGAATATTCAGCGTCTTCGAAATAACCCATGATGAAATGTACAGTTCAGTATGAGAAATTCCGAGGGGTAGGGACGTATTTATAGGGAAGTGTCCCCGTCCCTGTGGGTATAATATTATTTTCCCACAGGAACAATGGATCCAATTTGCGAATGCTCGTTTCCGCCAATCGCTCAATCTGAGTGCACGTCATGC